GGTTGCGCGTAATGTCCCAGAAGAGATTGGCGCTGCCAGAGAGCACCCCGCCCGCAGCAGGAAAGACGACCTGGCCGGCCGTGAGGCCGCTCAGGGTCAGGCCGGCGAACGTCGGGGAGGCTCCGGTGTGGAGGTGCTGGTTGAGCGCGCTCGCGTAGAGGTACGGGGCGGCGTCTAGGTGATAGTGCGGCGGGCCCCCGCCGAAGATGTCCGTCAGAAGGTCGTGTTTGGCGACCCCGCTCCCCGCGACAAACAGCGCCCCCCAGGCGGTCCCGTTCCACTTGTACCAGTTCTGGGTGTCCTGGGCGTAGGCTTCCTGCCCCAGCGCCCCGGTCGAGGCGAGCAGCTCCGCTTCCGTGGAGAAGATGATGCGGATCTGCTGCCGATAGACGGCCTCCTGCTGGACCACGGAGCTGAGCACGCGGGTCAGGTCAACCGCCCAGCGTTTCACCTCCTCCGGCAGACGCTGGGGAGAGGGCCACGCGGTGGCGGGCTGCAGTCTCACCGCACTCGCTCCAGCAGTTCCAGCTCCAGGCCGCTAATCCGAAACGTGCTCCTCCCGGTGTTGGAAAGGCGCAGCGCAATCCACCTTCCCGTCGCCCGGAAGTCCACCCAGGGCCGCTGCGTCGGCGCCAGTTGATGGGCCTTGGGCCCATGCCACACGATGCTCTTACCGTCCTCGCTCACCCCCAGGTAAACCTCCACCTCGGCCCCCGAGTCCGGCCGGTCCGCGGAAATTAGGACGCGCTTCACCTGCTTGGGGCTCTCCGTCCCGAAGTTCATCAGCCCCGTCTCCGGCGCCGCCGGGATCGCCGCCCCGGCATCGGTGGGCGTGTCGTCCCGGAGCTGGTACACTTTGCTGTCGTAGCACCCCGCCACCGGCACCACCACCCGCGCGCCCGAGGGTCCAGAGAGCTCGTTGATGCTGCCGGCGAAGCCCGTGAGCAGGTCGATCGTGTCAGCGTAGCCGCTCAGGTCGTCGATGCTCCGGCGCGCGCGCGGCTGCCAGCGCCCCAGCCCGCTGAATCCCAGCTCCCACAGATACATCGCGCGGTTGGCGTAATCCCACACCAGCACCCGATCATTCACGGCAGATCCCACGGAAGAGAAGGCGAGCCAGTATTGGTGATGGCCGGGCCAGGCGAGCGCCACCGCGTGGCTGATGCGCGTCGGCTCCATCTGCTCCACCACCACCCTCCGAACACACTCGGGCAGAGGCCGGGCGACGATCCCATTGAACTCGTAGAGATTGTCCTCGCCCAGGTAGAAGGCGTAGGGTTCCCCCTCCGTGAAGGCCTGGGCGAAGCTGCCAGGCGCGACACACCCCGGCGCGTCCACCCCCTGAAAGGCGAACTGCAGGGGCGGCCCAAAGTAGCTCATGCGCTCGATGCTGCGCTCCCGGGCGACGTAGAGATAATCGCCATAGCGCCAGAGGCCGGTGATCGCCCCCACCGGATCTACCAGATCCACCTCCCCGCTGTCCCCCGTCGTCCAGTCCGCCGGGTTCCCCTCCCTGGACCACATCAGCTTGTAGGGGAAATCGCCAGTCAACGGGTCCGTGATGTAGGCGGCGACGAGGTGATTGGCGAGGCTCCCCAGGAACCGGCACTGCGGGCTACCCGCGATCGTCGTGAACGGGGTCGCGGTACCGTCCCACTCCATGACGAGTTCGGCCGTCCCGCACGTGAGGTAGAAGTGATCTTGGAAGTTCACCCCGCTGGGCAGGACCATCGGCTCGCTCAGGCCGCCGACGGGGGTGCGAGGCGTGAAGGCCACGTCGTCTGCATCTATGCTGTAGATCTCGCCAGCCGCCGGCGGCCCGGCATCGCGGCAAGCCGCGATCAGCAGCACCGTCCCGTCGTTGCGCAGGTACTCGTCAAGGTAGAGGGCGCCGCCGACGAGCGCGCCCGCGGCCACCTGCACCCGGCCCGGGCGCTTGCGAAGGGCACCCCGAAACCACTCCACGTTGCGCCCGATCCACAGCGCATTCGGGGGGACCGCGGTGCGCGCGTCAACATCCTGCCGCTCACCTCCCGAGAGTGGCGGAAGCGAAACCGTTTCCGGTACACCGGGCTTCAGACTCCCATCCGGCATGGCTCACCATCCGATCTCGAGGGAGACCTGAAAGACGTACCCGAGGCTGCCCGCCGCGGTGCTCTGCCGCACCTGAGCCCGCAGTAGCCGCTCGCCAGGGCCCATATCGAAAGAAGTCGGCATCGGGGTGCGCAGCGACTCGACTTTGATGGCCGAGGTCCCAATGACTTCGCTGCCAGCCACCGCCGCGTTCGCCGTCACGTCCCACAGCCGCAGGTCTACGGATCTCTTATGCCCGAAAACCAGGCCTCGCAGCATGTGTTGCGCCGTGCTCGGGTAGTGGTCCCGGTGGTAGCGAATCCCCTGGCCCGGCTCCCACTCGGGGTAGATCTGTGTTTCTCCGAGCATCAACCCAGACATGACGCAGTAAGGCAGGTCCCTCCACGCCCCGCCAGTGCCTATGCCCAGGTAGCCTCCCCCAAAGAGCAGAATCTCCACGCGCCGTGTGCCCAAGCGAATCTCCAGCCACGCAGAACCATCCCACACATACAGGCGGGCCGTGTCGGTGGCGTAGAAGACTTGGCCCTCGTCGCCGGTCGCCGGTAGGTTCGCCGCCACGTCCACCGTGATTCGCGCCGTCCCCTCCAACAGCTTCCCGGTGGTCGGGAAATCCGAGAAGGTCTTGAAGAACTCATCCAGCGGCACCTTGAACTGCGTGCGCAGAATGTCGTCGATGGTCCCCGGGTCTTCGCTCCCGTCCGGCTTAGTCGTATCCCATGTCCAGGGTGGGGGCATCGCATCGCTCCTCAGAGAATCTGCGGCTACCCCCGGATCCGGGAGGTGCTCTTCCCCGCGTTCAGCCGCGGCACCAGCTGCAAGGGTCCCTTACGAGTGTAGGCCGCGTGCCGCCGCCACAGCTTCGCAAACTCGCTCCCCCGCAGCATCGCCAGATCAGCCGCGAGCTGGCGATCACCTAAGATGAAGGCCCCCCGCGCGGCCGCCCCGTACTCCACCAGCGCCGGGTGCTCAAGCGTGAGGAAGTTCGAGTGCGCGTCCGCGGTGAGGCGCGTCAATCGTTTCCGGTAGTGGTGCGACATGGAGTATTCAGCATCGGGCGTCGGCGCCAGCAGCAACCGCCCAGGGGTGCCAGTGCTGGGGTCCTGCGCGAAGGCAACCGGCTGGCTCGCGGGCGTCCCGTCCCCATACTGCGCCCGCAGCCCCGCCAGATCCGCGTCGTTCAGCGGCGCATAGGTGCCGCTCTCGACGAGGTAGAGCACGAGCGTCTGGCCCAAGTCGGAAGGCAAATCATAGTAGGCCTGATTGGCGCTCGTGCTGAAGTCGCGCCACGCCAGCAGGAACCACCACAGCGCCTGGTCTTGTATGTCCTCGAGCTCCTCGTTGATCCAGTTGCTGAGGTGAGCCGCGACGACTTCAACGCTTCGATCGAGGTCCCCTGCGACGAGGCTTTTTAGCTCCGCCAGAGTCGCCATCGGCCTCCTCCGGTTCCTGCTCGGCCCGGAAATCGCCGGAGCCGTCGTACTCCTCCACCTGGGCGTCCGGGTCCTGCTCGGCCGGGACCGGCGCGGCCGCGACCGGCCGCGTGGGCGCCACCGGCAACACGGCCCGGTGTTCATCTCTCAGATGCTCTATCAGCTCCCGCCCAGCCGCGAGTTCCAGGGAACAGAACGGGCACAGATAGGCCCGGCGGGCCGCCGCCTGCCCCACCGGCCGCAGTCCGCCCATACGCCTGATCTGCTCCCGAACCCACGCCGGGACCTCCTTCTCGGCGAGCAGCGCGCCCGCCTCATCGAAGAAGTTCCCGTCCTGCACGTTGATGTGGGCGCCCTCCTGGGCGAACCCGATGTAGCAACGCTTCGGGTCCCACACGCGAGGGGCCGCCTTAGCCGCCATGATCTTCCTCCACTTGTAAGCCACTCACTCGTAAGCCACCGAGCACAGCGCGCCCTCCCCGTCGAGGGTCACGTAGATGTCCGTGGCGAGGCCGACCGGCCGGGGAAAAGAGACGGGGACGCTCAGGCCCCCGATGGTCGCCTTGAGTGTCAGCAGCACGGTGCCGGTGGCCCCCCCGTCCCGCAACTCCGCCGTCGCGGCCACGGCGGCCGGCGTGAGCACGACCGCGGACACGTAACCCCCCGTCGCCTTGATCTCGCCCCCGGCCCCAGTGACTTCCTTGAGTACCGCCATCTCACCACCCCAGCGCCCAGAAGCGCACGATCACGGTGGCGAGGCTCGCGGTGTTGGCGACCTCCGCGTGGGCGATCCCGGTGATACCCGCGCGGTCCGTCGCGGCGGTCTTCGAGAGCGCCACGTCCGCGGCATCCGAGGCGATCCCGATCGCGACCATCCCGGCCTCCCCGCCTTTGATGGTGGCAGTGATCCTGAAAACCTTGATCCTGCCGTTGGCCTTGTCCCAGTCGAAGTGGTAGCCGCTGAAATCCCCGACGAACCCGAGCACGTCCAGGTTCCGCTGCATCCCGAGATCGGCGAGCGTGTAGGCCTCGCCGTTGGTCGGGTAGCTGTCGTCGAAGGTGATCGTCCCGGTCGAGAGCCGCCGCTTCCCGAGCCGGATCGGCATCCCCGCGTCAAGGGCAACCGTCAGAGGCATCTCGTTCCTCGATTCTCAGCCGTATCCGCCCAAGGCGGAGTCGCACATCGCAACCGGGCCAGCTGTCAGCCGGCTGGCGAAACGGGGGCCGAGGCAAAACCCCGGCCCCCGTCACTGCTAAACGTCCTTGTAGAGCTCGGCCGCACGACCGGCCAGCTTGCACAGGATGTAGAGGGCCGCGACCCCCGCGGCGGTACCCACCGCAGCCTGCACTCGCTCCAACACGATCACTCGGCCGGCGCTGACATCCACCAAGGTCGGTCCACCACTGCACCACCCGACGCGCATGTCCCCGTTGTCGTCGTCCAGGGTGAACGCGATCCGCGCCACCTCGACGCGGTTGGCGGCGGCGTCGTTGTCGGCCACGTCCACCGCCACGATCGGTAGCGTGGACGTCCCCGCGACATCGGTCGTCACCCGGGCCACGATCCCCCACACGTAGGCGTCGAAGGGGAGCCGGTAAGTCGCGATGTCGCCGGCAGCAGTCGTGAGGGTGTCCTCGACACCCTTCACCTCAGGAAGCACGATCCAATCGGCTTGTAGTTCATAGCTCATGGTCGCTTCCTCCTACTGGCTCGTGACCCACACGATTCGCGTCTCCGAATCCACGGCGTACTCCCACGTCGGCCCGGTCCCGAACAAGCCATACCAGGCGAGGCCCATCGAGCGCCCGAAGTCCCGCTCGCTCGTCTTCGCGCGGATCTCCGGGGGCACTACTACCCCGTGCACCACCGGATCCTCGCCGAAGAAGAGGGCCTCCCCCAGCACGCCGTTCGTCCCGACCGCGTTGGAGAGCGCGCCCGCGTGATTCGTCCACACAAATCGCGTGTGATAGTACCGGCCCACCTCCCCCCGCAGGCGAGCCTGCGGTTCGGCGTAGACCTGGACCATCTCGAAGTTCGGATCGCGATAGATGCCGCCAATGAACTTGCCGGTCGCGATGCAGGCGTAGGTGTCGTCCTGCGCGAAGTAGGGCGGGATGCGGAGGGTGTCCCGCATGTAGTCCACCACCTCCATCACGTGAAACGCGTTCCCGTTCGCGGTGGCGGGTGTCGAGGCCACTCCGTCCGTGTCCCACACCCCGGAGGCAACGCCCGTCGGGATGTAGATCATGTCCCCCTGCTTGAAGGCATAAGCATGAACCGCGTCCAGCACCTTGGCAAGTCGGTTGCGCAGCACCTGTTCGACGATCGGCTCGATGGCGATCTGTCCGAGCGCGGTCAGCTTGCCGCTGTAGGCGACCGCCCGACCGTACTCGTAGACCGTCTGCGAGCCCTGTTCAATACTCACCGTGTCCTCAGGAATCGGGTTGTCCTCGACCAGCCGGTCCGAGAGGTGGGTCGGCGTTACCCCAAGGTCACTTGCCACCTTGTCGAAGTAGAAGCTGCCCGACCGCTTGGGGCCGAACCCCGGCTCCGAGCGAACGAACTGCCCGAACTTCAACACCGACAAGGCCTTGTAACGCACCTTCCTCGTCAGCTCCGGCACCGCGAGGTAGCCGCCCAGACCCGAGACATCGTACAGTTGCATGGGCATAAGCCACCATCCTCACTCAGTCCGGCTCCCCTTCGGGGAAGCCCGGAACCCGCGTCTTCTCCATCTCCTCCAGGTACTCGCCCCTGGCCTGCTCGTCGTCGGGGGGTGGCTGGGCCTGGCGGCTACTGGTGCCGCCGGGGGTGCCTGCGCCCCCTACTCCTTCGGCCGTCTCCGGGGGAGTCTCTGGCGGCCGGGTGCGCGAAGCGGCGGCGCCCTTCGGCGCGCCCTTCGGGGCCGGCCCGGCGGCGGGTTCGGCCGGCGGCACGATGCCCGCCAGTGACCGAAGTTCCTCCAGCACCATCGGCTCCGCCTGGTCGAGTGCCTGCTCGTAAGCAGTCGTCGGGTCCCGCGTGTAGATCGCGCGGAGGTGCCGATCCAGAGCATCGGAGAACCGGGGATGGCGACGGTAGCCCTTCGTCGGATCACTCACGAACGCATTGTACGCGCGCTCCGCCCGAAAACGGGCGTCCACCACCGGCGCCAACTGCGGAATCAGCCGTTGGCTCAGCTCATAGACCGCCCGGGCCGGATCCGATTCGAGCAACGTCAGCAAGTCGTCCTCCCCGCTGGCGACTGGCGAAGGCTCCAAGGTCGCGCCCCGGCCGCCTCCTCCGCCGCCCGCGCCCTGGCCCGAGATCCTGCGGTTGAACTCTGCCCGCAGGTCGTCGTACCGTTTCTGCCAGAGCGTATTCTGCTGTTCCAGCTGGTCCAAGC